CCACCGAAGACACCAGCAACTCCAAGCATATGGAAGGGGTGCATCAGGATGTTGTGCTCTGCCTGGAACACAAGCATGTAGTTGAATGTACCAGAGATACCCAGAGGCATCGCATCAGAGAAAGAACCTTGACCGAAAGGATAGACGAGGAACACTGCGCTTGCAGCAGCAACAGGTGCGCTGTAAGCAACGCAGATCCAAGGACGCATACCCAGGCGGTAGGAGAGTTCCCACTCACGTCCCATATAGGCATAGATGCCGATGAGGAAGTGGAATACAACAAGTTGGAAAGGACCACCGTTGTAGAGCCACTCATCCAGGGAAGCAGCTTCCCAGATGGGGTAAAAGTGCAGTCCAATAGCATTGGACGAAGGAATAACAGCACCAGAGATGATGTTGTTTCCGTACATGAGTGAACCAGCAACGGGTTCACGGATGCCATCAATGTCCACTGGGGGAGCACCGATGAATGCGATAATGAAGCAAGTAGTTGCAGCAAGCAAGCAGGGGATCATCAGAACGCCGAACCAACCCACATAGAGGCGGTTGTCGGTGCTGGTGATCCAGCTGCAGAATTGTTCCCAAGTATTCGATTTTTGTTGACGTGAAATTGTAGCAGTCATTTTGTTAAGAGTGTTAGATAAGAGTTCGGGGGGACGAACTGGTATCGTTATGCTCCGCACCACCCTCCAGTGCGGATATGAGAGACGTATTTACCCTCCCATAGGTCTCGGTTAACGGGAGCACAAGTGTTAAGAGATTGTTGTAATCCTTAACCTGTTGTTGTATTTATCATATCAGTGTCGGGATATCCTGTCAAGCCCTTACACCCTTCCAGATTCACCTCACTGCAATGTACTCACTATTACTTAAAGCAGTAACTCCTTCAAATACAGCAATCAATTCATCAGATCTGAAACCACTAGTCTCTATCCTTCCCGTCCTGTTGACATCCCAATACAACGAAAGATTTCCATTAACAACCTCAGAAAGATATCCGCCTAATCCAGATTTTACTTGGATTTTGTCCTCTCCAACTTTAAAGTCTTTGATGAGAGCATAATCAAATCTTCCTAAGGAATTACTTACTCCATCATTATAAAATATACCACGACTGTCACCAAGAACAAATACATCAGTATCAGAACCTCCTATCAATACATCAATTTGACCAGAACCCATTGCGGACAGCGATGTTCCAGAAGACAAAGAACCCGTGATCGTGTCCCGAAATTCGCCACCATTAATCACATCATTACCAGTGGTTCCCCATTGATATTGAATCGGTGGTGGAGTCTTAGATGTGTCTTCAATAGTAATAAGTGATTCTGTGACTTTTTTTCTAGTACTTGGATGAGAACTATCAAATAATTCAAATTTAATCACTTCATTTCCTTCTGTAATGCCATCTTTTTTAATATTAAAGTTGATTGAAGATGTTCCATTATCAGCAACAATTGCATTACCCCAGAGATTATTGATAGAATAAAAATCATTCATCTCAATCCCATTTCCAGAAATTTGCCAATACATGTCAGAACCAACCCGAAGATTAGTAGTTGCAATATCGACCTTCAGGGTCTCACCTTCTTTGACGCTAGAGGGTGCTGATAATTTAAATGTGGATACTGGAGGGGCAGGTGTCGGATAAGGTCCAGATGTAATTATTGCCGAAGGGTTAAATACCTGTGTACTCGTGATTGCAAAGGGATCTGATGTATCCGAATAATTTGGAGTTACATAATTACCCGCTTGAACTCCACCAGTAATCAATAAACCTGAAATATGTGCAGTTGCCATTGATGTTCCGCTCAACTCAGAGAGTTGATTATTCTTATAATATGAAAGGATTCCAACTCCAGGAGCAGAAAAATCAACATCATCAACACTATCATTAGAATCAATACGATCCCAATTAGACCAAAAAGGCATTCTGTTGCTGCTATCTACTGCAGAAACAGTAAAGACATTTGGATGATATCCAGTTGACACAGGAGAAAATCCATCTACATCTTTTCCATTATTTCCAGCAGAAATTGCGAATTTAATACCTTGATTAGCGCCATTAATAACAGACGAATTTAGCAATGGGTCAAAGGTCGCATTGATACTAAGATTAATAACGACCTTGCTTTTATCCAGATTGTTTTTATTAATAACATCAATCGCATAGTCAACTGCCTTTGCAGTTGTTGAACCATCACCAAAACCAGCATCATTGTTGACTTTTAGAGAAATAATCTGCGCTCCAGGTGCAACGCCGACAATTCCCCTTCCATTAACAAGAGCACCAATGGTTCCAGCAATATGAGTTCCGTGACCATTAGCATCCGTAAATGGTGATTGCCCAGAAATCCAACTCTTACTCCACTCTGCTGGAGCAAAGTTAAGATCTCCCGTTTGATCTGATACGCCAGAGTCAATCACAAACGCATAAGTATCGCTTGCAAAGTTTCCTCGTTTAGCAATGTCTTCTCCTTGCCAGACTGCGCGGACACCCCAAGGTATTACTTCACCCGATACACTAGGGGCATCAGCATAACTAAAAGAAGACGTACTAGTTTTTGATCGTTGTTTGGTTGATTTAAAATTAAATTTTCCAAAAAACTTTTTACTATCAAATTTCCTATAAGATTTGGAAAATAGCATAATATAAAACGAAGTTAATTTCGGGAGTAACCCCCAAGATTTTAACCTAAAATCACTTACCTGTCAAGTGGTTCAGAGGTTCCAGTGTGCAGTCATATAAGATTCCACACCCCCAATTTCAGAAGAGTTGATAGCTCTTGTAAACATAATAATTTCCGCAATATCACCACTAAAAAATCCAGAATTACCCAGAGTACCTACCCCAACATAAAAAGTAGATGCAGATGCACTAGTAATACTATTTGCAATACCAGTATATGTTAATGTTTGAGGAATTTTGTTATATCTAAATTTAAGTCTTGCAGTATTTCCCACACCAATCCCATCAAAAATCAAACTATAAATGTTAAACCTAGAAGTATCTCCAACACCAGTAACTGTGGAAACTCCACTACAATTTCCTGCCTCAACTCTCCAATTAGTTCCATTGTGTGTAATCTGAAAACCTCCTGTATTTGTTGTACAAATAGTTCTAGCCGATACTCCAACGGTTGATGCTCTTGCTACAACAAATAATGAAAATCCACCCAAACTTTGTAACCAAGGAATAGGATTAATATCTAAACTTTCAGAAGTTCCATTGAAACGGATAACACCAAAAGTATTTCCAACACCTGCTTGGTTTGCTATCCAATTTGGTTTGACTGAGTTATTACCTGATTTATTAAGGTTGTTTCCAAATGCAGAACGGTCTTTCCACTGAGAAACATCGTCACCACTTGTCAAGTTTACATTAAAGTTTCCAGAAGCAGAAGTTCCCAAATCTGCATTATACCAAACTTGAAGGTTTGGTAGAGTATTGGGATCTACAACTATAACACCAGGTCTTTGACCTACTCTATAACTTTGCGATGCTAGACCAAACATAAGATTATCCGAATGTTACAAGTTGTCCGAAGATATTATATACACTTCCTGTATAGAAGATTGTGAATGCAATTGCATCTTTCTTGGAATTATTTCCAGTTGGGATTGATCCCCCTTGCCAATTGATTGTTTGTGAAACACCACCAATTTGAAGTGCATTTGGAACATAAGCAGTTGTACCTTGTGTAATCATCAAAGTCACATTAGTCAAACAATTTGCACTTAAATTCAAGTTGGTAAGATTTGCAGTCCAGTTTCCACTAACTGTTGAAGTAACGTAGAAAGTATTTCCAGTTGAACAATCAAGAGAAACAACTGCTGCAGATGCTATTGAAGTACTATAGGTATTATATGTTTCTTCTACTTGTTGTACCTGCAATCCTGCAGTTGTAAATACATTTCCACTAAAAGTTGTGATTCCGCTATAGTTATTATTTGAACCTAAAACAGTTACTCCACTAATTCCTTGAATTCCTTGAGTGCCTACACCATCACTTCCCTGAATTCCTTGAGTACCTTGAGTACCTTGAGCACCTGTGGTTCCTTGAGCACCTGTTATACCTTGAGCACCTGTGGTTCCTTGAGTACCTGATATTCCTTGAGTACCTGTGGTTCCTTGAGTACCTTGAATTCCTTGTGTACCTGATATTCCTTGAGTACCTTCAGTACCTTGAGCACCTGTGGTTCCTTGAGTACCTGCTGCACCTTCAGTACCTGATATTCCTTGAGTACCTGTGGTTCCTTGGGTTCCTTGAGCACCTTCAGTACCTTGAGTGCCTTGAGTACCTGTGGTTCCTTGAGTTCCTTGGATTCCTTGAGCACCTTCAGTACCTTGAGTACCTTGAATACCTGTCGTTCCTTGGGTTCCTTGAGCACCTTCAGTACCTTGAGTACCTTGAGTACCTTGAGTACCTTGAGTACCTGCTGCACCTTCAGTACCCGATATTCCTTGAGTACCTTGAATACCCGATGCTCCTTGAATTCCTTGAGTTCCTCCAGTACCTTGGATTCCTTGAATTCCTTGTGTTCCTCCTCCAGAAGCTCCAGATAATGCACTTGCTACTTCCGCAATAGTTACAATAACTGAAGGGCTAACAGGTCGAGTTGGATTACTTCCTGCTGGAAGTGTAGACAACTGCATATCCGCATCACTGGAAGACCAATAAAATTCAATATAATCTCCCGCATTTAATGACAATACAAAGTTCCAAGCAGGAATCTCTGTTTCTCCAGCACCTTGAATTGTAATTTGACTATCAGTATATGGAACATCACTTCCATTTTTAGCAATCCAAATATCAACTGTATCAGTAGATGCATTTGTTTTCTCTAATTGAAAACTAAATTGGACATTATAAACACCAGAGTTATCTACTTTAATTTTTGTCCCGTCTACAATATTGACCGCATATGATTCTGCAGTTTGACCAATCGCAACTAGATTTCTTGCAGTTGTTCCGGCACTAACTTGATTGGTAGTGTCATAAAAACTTCCATAATATCCCAAGGCACTCGATGTAGCACCCTGAATACCCTGAATACCTTGTGTTCCAGTAGTACCTTGAATACCTGTGGTTCCTTGGGTTCCTTGAGCACCTTCAGTACCTTGAGTGCCTTGAGTGCCTTGAGTACCTGTGGTTCCTTGAGTACCTTCAGTACCTTGAGTACCCGTGGTTCCTTGGGTTCCTTGAGCACCTTCAGTACCTTGAGTACCTTGAGTACCTTGAGTACCTGTGGTTCCTTGGGTTCCTTGAGCACCTTCAGTACCTTGAGTACCTTGAGTACCTGTGGTTCCTTGAGTTCCTTGGGTTCCTTGAGCACCTTCAGTACCTTGAATACCTTGAATACCTTGAGATCCTGTGGTTCCTTGAGTACCTGAAGTTCCATCAGTACCTTGAATACCTTGAGATCCTGTGGTTCCTTGAGTACCTTCAGTGCCTTGAATACCTTGAGATCCTGTGGTTCCTTGAGTACCTTCAGTGCCTTGAGTACCTACAGTTCCTTGAGTACCTTCAGTACCTTGAGTACCTTGAATGCCTTGAGATCCTGTGGTTCCTTGAGTACCTTCAGTACCTTGAGTACCTTGAATGCCTTGAGATCCTGTGGTTCCTTGAGTACCAGAACCCGTAATTCCTTGAGAACCTTGAATACCTTGAGTACCTTGAGATCCAGCAATACCTTGAGTACCAGTAGCACCATCAGTACCTTGAGTACCTTGAGTACCTTGAGTGCCATTAGAACCATCAGTACCTTGAATTCCTTGAATTCCTTGAATACCACCCCCACCACCAGAAACAGTTTCAAATACAAACTTACCTAGAGAATGGTCATACTTAAGAAACTTCCCATCATAAGAACTTGGATCGGTAGCAATACCAACAACATCATCAAGATACTTAAGTTGTGTTTCACCACCACCACCAATGGTAGCAAGCTGTTGCTGAATACGATTGATGAATAGACGATAATGCTCTTGAAGTTGTTCTAGAGTTACAAAGTTTTGATTGAGTGGTGTAAGAGAATCTGAATTCTTTGTTTCTGGGGGTTCGTTTAAAAGACCTTCAGAAATAACTTCTTTTACTAAGTCTTCAGATTCAATCTTAGAATATGTTTCTTTGATGTAATCAATTTTCTTTTCTAATCTTTCAAGATTCTCTTGTAAATTTCCAACAGGTAATTTTTCAATCTGAGAAAAAACTTCTTCTTTAAGTTGAACAATTTCTTTATGATTTTCTTGCAGATAGTTATCTACATTCTTGATATGCTGTTCATTGATAGCAACATCTGTTTTTATATCAACAAGATCTTTCCGATAGTCTTCTAAACGAGTATCAATAGAAGTTTGGATTTCAATATGTCTACTTTCAATTTCTTTTTGATACTCTTTGAACTTCTCTTCATTCAGATGCGATGATACAGAAAGTTCTTCTTTAAAAATTTCAGAAAGTTCATCAAATGCATAAGAAAGATTTTTAATTAAATTCGAATATTCTTCAAATTTTTGATTTTCCTTTAAAATTTTATTTTCTAAAACTTGAGAAAGATTATTATAAACTTTTGTAGTCTCTTTAATTTTAGACGAGTTTTCTTGAATTTGTTGATTAAGACATTCAATGTTATGGTCAACAACTTCGGCAATATTACCAAATTTAGTATCAATCTCTTCACGAATATTGATTATATTTTCTTCTATTACTTCTTGAATTTGATTAACTTTCTCGCTAACATAGAGTTCACTCTTAGTAACTTGCTTTTTATATTTTGGGATCTCATTTTCTACAATATTCCCAACAAGTTCCGCAAGATTAAAAACAGTGCTTTTAAATTCTCTTAAATCTTCTTTATTAATTCCATTAATCTGATTTTGAAAGGACTTAAAATTTTCATCAAGAATCATTAACTGAGAAAGCATTGCATTCTCAAGTTCAGTTCTGCTCAGTTTTTCAGAAAGTTGTTGAGATAATGTTTCTACTTTTTCAGAAAGTTCGTTAACTCTATCAAAGTTAATACGAAATTTATCGTAACTTTCTACAATGTCTGAAGAAACTTCTGGCGTTTCAAATACTCCAGAGATATCTTGCGAATTAAATAAATCTGATGGTTTCTTAAGTGCCACTATATTACTAATTGTTCTTTAGATTATTTATTTTACCACAATCTCCTAAATAACAATAGTGTTTATCACAAAAAAGAAAATGAAAAGACTTCTATTAGCCTTTTCGTTATTCTTCGCAATCCCAGTTAATGCTGCTGAAATCACATCAAGAATCACTGACTCCGTTCAATTGAAAGTTGATGGTGCTGCGGTTCAATCAACCCGAATTGGTGCTTCCTATTCAGCCTCAGGAACCAATATCCAAGCAACATCCTTTGGGGGTGTTGGTGGTGCTGGAACCTATGATATCAATACTCCAGGACAAGCATTTACTTTCTCCGAAAGTTTTAATGCTGCTGATACTCCCGTTACTACTCAAACAGTTACTAATGGTGTTATTGGAACACCAAATCTCTACGGAGATAGTGTGACTCAAGTTGGTGGTGAGAAAGGAACTCTTGCAGGTACTCTTTCCCCAACTGGTGTCCCAACTGTTACTGCTGGTGGTGCAGGGACAAGTGCAACTGCTCAAAGATCTATTGAGTTAAGCGTATTCAAATGAGACTTTTAACTCCCGTTTTGCTTTTAGCAACGGGAGTCATTTGTACTCCCGTTTATGCTGAAAGTGTTGTGCCTAATTTTACAAGGGGCACAATTAATGCAACCACAGAATCTACTACAAAGATTATAGAAACAATCCGCCAAGTTGAATATACAACTGGTGAATCTTATACTGTAACTGGTACGAACATCAACATTCCTGGCGTTCCTCAAAGAGGTGCTGCTTATTCGATCATGACGCAAGGTGCTCCATTCCAGTTCAGTGAAACCTATCTCGGACCTGGAGTGGCAAAAGAAACATGGATAGATCGCACCACAGAAACCCAATCAACTACTACATCAATATCTGTCTTTACGCAATAATTTCAACAGGAACTGCGTTTGCTCAAAGCACTCCTGCACCTAGTAATACAAACATTGCTGGACCAAGTGCAAGTGCTACAGGAAATGTAACTAACCAAGCCGTTCAAGTTCTTCAAGGACCATATGCACTTAATACTTATGGTAGTGGAGTAAGTTGCCAAGGAGCAACATTCTCGTTTTCTCCATTTGCTATGAGTAGCAACAATGCCAGTGACGATCCAGAATCTTTTGCATCGCGTAATGGAAATTGGGGACTTTCTGCTGGATTCAATATTCCATTAGATGGTCATCTAATGGACTTATGTAAGAAAAGAGCAGCAACTGAAATTGCTAGGCAGCAAGCAGAGACTGATAAAGCACGTTTAGATTTTGAACTGGTAAGATTATTGAAATGTGGGGAAGCATATAAAAATGGAGTTATGTTCCATCCCGATAGTCCTTACTTCAAAGTTTGTGCAGATGTTGTTGTGAAATACCCAAGAGTTGAGGATGTGGTTAATGGAACCAATACAACTAATTGATAATCCAAATCTAAGACCTATAATCGGAAATAATCCGATTAGCGTACCAAACGCAAACATCAATCGAATATCCGGTCCATCTATAATATCGACTATAGATAGGCCAAATGTTCGTAGTGTTGAACAACCTGTTGTTCGTGGATTAGAAATTCCTGTTGTTGATGTTCCAAATACTACAATTAAGTATCCAGTTATTAATGTACCAACTCAAGCAGAGTTTGATGCTGCAGTAAATGCAGAACGTCAAAAACAAGAAGCAGAAAAACAAGAGAAGACAAGGGGGTTACCAGATACTACCCCCCCTCCTCAACTGCCTCAGGTTGTTCAAACCTTCCCTATTCAAACTCCTGTACCTACTCCAGTTGCAGAAATTCCAGCAGATAAACCTCAACCAACCTTTACAGTCGGTGGAATCGATATTAATTTACCTGACCCTTCTCTTGTTGCTACGGCTGGTGCTGTCGCAGTAGTCACAACTGCTGCAACTATTGCATCAACTACAGTTCTAAATGCATTAAAGAATGCTGCCGAACCCTTAATTAAAGAGGCAACAAAAAATAAGTTTAAAATTAAAATTAAACAGGTCAAACCAGTCCTTCATTATGTAATGTCTGAAGGTGGTCACGTTGATATTTTTGAATACTCTGCAGATGGTACAAAGTTAGTTGGTCAAACTGATAGTGTAGAGCAATACATTCGTGATCAAGTTGAAATCAATTCTCTCTATGAAATTGATAACAAGATTATTATTGATGATATAATAAAAGATAAATTCACAAAAGAAGGCAAAGAAAGATTTAAACCTCTCTTTGCCCCTGCTAAAAAAATTGCTAAGAAACTATCTGCTCGTTTATCAATCTAATCCCAATTAATTTTAGATATTACCCAAGTAACTGCAATCGCAGGAAGTTGAACTACAAGATTATAAAGTATGTCGAGGAAGATATTATCTCTCTCGACCTTTTTTTGTTTAATTTCGTTTTCTTCTTCACTTTTTACTATTGTCTGTGTCATTTTTTAACACCTCTTTTTTCTTTAATTTAAAAGCAGCATCTCCTAAAAATGAACCTACAGCAAGTACAAGAACTTTTGCATATGCATCTCTACTTGTACTTTCAAGTTCTACTTGACCTTCTGTTTTAATAGCAACAGATTCTACAGCAGAAATCATAAGTGCTGCCCAGATAATAACGAACAATCTAACAATATTAAAGTATATCATTTTTGTCTCCTAGACTCCAATAAAGCAAAATCTTTTTTCTTTGTGCCGCCATCATATTCCCAAGCATATCCTTCATCAATCATCATTTGATTAACTGATTTCTTTTTATTGACTGCGGATACTTCCTTATCACCAATAAACAAATGTCCCAGAATTCTACCGTACTTTTCGGTGGAATCTGGGAGTTCTGTTTTAACGATAACGTCAGTTTGTCCTTCTAACTTTTTCTTGAGCCATTCTTTAACTTCAAGTCCGAGTTTCTTTTCATTCGCATCTGTAGTGCGTGACTCAGGAGTATCAACCCCAGCAAGGCGAATTCGCTTAGTGAGAGAAATATCAAAACCTAGATCAATAGCAGCATCTATTGTATCTCCATCTACAACTTTAAGAACAGACTTAATTCTGTAAATATAAGGATCCTTATCCATTAGAATGGTAATTTAAACTTCTCAGTATTTAGTTTTGGAATGGGTAATTTTTCAAATGCTTTGTTGACTTGATTCTCCACAACCTTACCAACAAACTCTTCTGGATTGTTGAGTATTGCTTCTGCTTTTTTATAAGTCACATAAGCACCATAACAAAGTGCTCCACTAATGAGAAGGCTTGTCGTTGATAGAATGATTGCTAAATTTTTCATCTTTCATTTCCTCGTGTGCTAATCGTAATATGTAGTAAATCACATATGCAGTAAAGATAAGACCGCATCCTAATATTGTAACAACTCCCCAGGGAAAATCCATCAATATTTACCTTCTGTACAATACTCTGCTTTTTTATTTGGATAATAAGGATACTTACCCTCTTGTGGTTTCATCCACCCACACCCAATCAACCAATCCATAGTCATTGGAGTTGGTCTAATCTGTTCCCATAGTGGACCTTTAGCACACATTTCTAACTTCTCAGCAGTTACATTTGACTGCTCTTCTGCCCAGTTAGCATCTGCTTCCCAGGGAACAGCACGACTTTGCATCATTGATTCATAAGTCAATCTAGTCTGCTTCATTACCCAAGCAGGTATTTCAGAATCCTGATGTACTTGTGCCATAAAGGATGTTTGTAACCCACCACCCATACAATCCTGAACAACGTGCCATCCTTCGTGTCTCATTGTTCCTAGAAACTCTCTGGGATCTTTCAGAAGAGTTTCATTTACAAAGAAACGGTTATAGTTTGGTTTATATAATCCCACTGTTCTCCTAGTGAAATATCTTTCCTGAGCGACATATACCGGAACATTTACACCATCAAGAGCAGTAATAATTCTTTTTAGTTCTTCTCTAAACGGATCAAAGTCCGGATTCTTTAGTAGTTCAGAATCTACCGTAAGTCTTTCCACACCCTCAGTGCATTCTAGGAGGATCATACATCCCATTGCTTCTGCACTATAAGGTTGTACTGTTGGTTGTTTTGGTTCTAATGATGCCCCTATAGCAGGAAATGCTAAAGATAAAACTAAACCAATTGAGGTGAATAACTTTTTCATTCGTTCCACCAACCTTCTTGTTTATGTATCCAGACTTTCAAATCTTTTACATACTTTCTCAAGATCTGGGCCTGTTCTTCATGCCAAAAATCACCCGTCTCCATATGAAGACGGGTGTGATTATCTATAGCTTTGAGTATTTGATGGATGGGAGCATTCCAACACTCTCGTTTAGGAGTGTTCCATTCTCTTGGCATGGGTATGTGAATGTATATATTTTATTATTATTCAAATAATCTGTCTGACACAAATCAGGTCCCACTATCATATGTCCAACAATAGTCAAAGTCATAAACTCAATCATTTTTTCTTACCACCATTCTTTGCCTTTTTAGCAGTGGCGTTACCTTGATTTTGCTTGGATTGTTTATCCCCAGCAGAACCTTTCTTACCTTTATTTGCAGACTTAGACATTATACTCCTCCTGTACGGGGCTGTACTTGACCTTCTAATACTTCAACTCTTTCTTCAAGAGTTGGTTCTGCAACAGCAACTTCTGGTGCTTCAGGTTCTGGAGTAGGTTCTGCAACTACTTCTCTGCGTGGTTCTTCTTTCTTCTCATCTTCATCACCACCCTTCTTCATTGTATTAATACCGAAAGTTGCAGCGGATGCGGTGAAAACAGTTGCAATGAAAGTGGGGTCCATTTTAGATAGAGCCCCAGCATAACTAGCAGTAAGAAGAGCAGCGGACCAACCCAAAATCGCAATACGAATAACAGTACTCATACACTTTTCTCTTTTATTTGGATTATCCATCAGTCTCTTGATGAAGTGTCTTTTATATTTAGGATTTTAGAACTTAAATTTAAGTTTTGCAGAAACTGCTGTATTGGAAACACCATCATTGATT